CCCCTCGGCATCACAAAGAAGTTGACCGCTATAGGGATCTCAGCACTCTTAGGTTTCGGACGAACATAAGCCCACATGTCGGGCGGAATAACGTCTCCGTTGATGACAATCGCACCACGCTCTCGGAAGTCATCTGGTAGATCGGGTACGGTCTTGATAAGTTCCGCGAGCGTCAATCCGTATGGTCTAAACCCAGTGTACGTCTGACCTACGATCGGCGTTGGTCTCCAGGAGATCGGAACCTTCTGATCTAATAGCTCGTGCCGTCTGAACCCTATAATCTGGTTGCGCACCGTAACGTGCGACAGAAGAACGCAAGAAGTATCTTGTTCCTCGAGGGTATGTAAGACCCTATCGCCGTCTATCACGATACCACAGTGTCCCGGTAACCTACGGATGCGGCCATCCATAGGAATCCGAGACTTCATAACCACCACATCCAGCTCCTGGAGGTTCGGCGGTTCGACAGGAATCCAGGGTTTATTGTTCTGTTCGCCGGAGATTAATCGGATAACCTGCTTCCGATCTGTGACAGGAACATCTGCATAAGGTAATAAATGAATACCAGCCCGCTCTTTGAACGCCGCCCGAACTAGCGTCCAGCAGTTCCACTGCTCCGGATCGTACTCCCGCGCCAGATACTTTTCTGCCCAATGCATTAACCGCCCCGCACGAATAATCCCGGTGCACGAACCTTATCTAATCGGATGTAAGGCCAAGGTTCTGCTTCGTAGTCCACAAGGAAGAGCTCCCCAGAGATCATCACCTCATCACCAGTGACACTCCGAAGCTCCATCCCCGCCATCGTCATTTCTACGGTAGGAGTCCCGATCTCAGGACGATATCCTAACCCCGAGTTATATGGATCGAAGTCTGATTCCGCCAACACGTAAACGGTCAGAATCGGAGATGTCACAAGAGACCGGACGACTTCGCCGATGTGGGAATCGACATTCTGAATCTGCAGAGATCCCAGAGAAGGTCTATCAGAATCGGTTAGAGGCGTTAGCTCGAACGGAAACCCAGCGTATACATTGCCTTGCCACAAGTATGCCACTACATCATTGACTACTCGAATTGGCTCCAGCAACTGCGGATGATCGATGACCAGGAAGTAAAGTAGGATCTCGCTCGACGACGATGCATCGATCTCCGTAACAGTCTCGATAGTGAGATCCCTTGGCATCCTACTACGGTATCGTCCTGATCTTGAACTGGATCTTGTACTTTGTCGCCGACACAGGCATCCCGCTTTGCGGTCGTTCTGTGAAGAAGGCCGTGATCTGGACACCTACTCCTTTACGGGGGTGGCCCCGAGTAAAGGGTATTGAGCCGTTCTTGAGAGAGGTCTCATACCACGTATTGAAGGTGTCCCACTCCGTAAAGGTCAAAAGCTGCCAGAACGAGTGGAGAGTAGCTTCCATGGAGGTCCGGCGTTCTCGAATGGGAGGACCAACCTGAGGTGAATATTCCCGGATGGAATCTTCATACGCCTCTGATGCCCCCTCCATGAGGACTACCTGGTTGACAGAACCCGACCACGCTACAGGGGTAACCATATCATTTCCCCTCCCTATCGCGAGAGCGTACGCGGTTGGAGACCATAACGAGTACCAACAGCTTTGTCAGCTTTTCCACCTCCTAGTGATTTGTTCATCATCCCGACGTGAACATCCAAGATATCTACTCCCCCGCCTTCGGACCTTCTTGATTGGGTGACTTCCATACCTTGTTGTGTAAAGATGTTAACCACTTGCCGGGCTCCATCGCCGCCACCACCACGCAGCTCCACAGGGATACGGCGACCATCAGGCAGAGGAACATAAGCTTCATTTTGAGATCCCTCCCCAAACATGGCGAATTGCGTTCCCCTTGCGATACCACCACGAGCGTAAGACTTTAGGGGCATTGCCCCACCCGCTCCCACCACACCACCACCCGCCTGTCCCGTCGGTGCAAAGGCGCTCATGATGCTCCCTATTACACCACCGGCACCGCCTGATCCACCTAGCGTCTTGTAGTCAGTCCCGAAGAGAAGATTCTTGATCGGGTTCAAAGCCGCCAGAGTGATGAAGGTCTTGAAGATATCCTGTGCAACTGCGTTTGCGGTGGATCGCAAAGCCTCAAAGGCGTCCTTCCCTTCGAAGATCGCCTCCGTCATAGCATCTAACCCCTTCTCCAACCCCCTCGACACGATCCCCTCGACCGCTTGGAAGACAGAGGTGAAGTTCTTCAGGGTTATCTCGCCCTCTTTAACCCTCTTGAGAGCCGCAGCATATTTATCTGTAAGCTCTGTCACCTTGGAGAGTGGAAGCTCGGCCCGTGTTAAGACGTCCCGGAAGTTCTCAATCTGCTTATTGATCTCGATCTGGAGTAGTCCCGCCTCTTTTGCACGCGGGGCTTTGAAGATTTCGCCGTAGGCTTCGTTCAACTCCTTGATGGTATCCTGGGCATTCTTAATAGCCAGGTTCTGCCTATTCGTCAGGTCTTTCAAAGGATCATTTCGGCCTTCACCTTCCTTCTTAGTCTGGCGCTTTAGAATATCATCGAGCTGCGCCAGGATTCCGGTAAGGCGAAGGGCCTCTTTACCAGCCGTTCGATACTCCGTTTCTAGTGCCTGGATCTCGGAGACGACAGCCCGTAACAACGCTGCTTGATCTGCAGGAGGAATATTATATTGCCCGATATCCTTCATCTTGCCTTCGAGTTCTTTCAGACGCGTGAGAGCCTCTCCCGCCTGACTTCGTGCGACTGCGAGGAGTGCTTCTTGTTGGGCAATATACTCCCGAGTGGTCTCGCGAACACTGGTCTTAAGCTCCGTTTGTGCTTTGATGTATTCCTGAACAGGAGGGAGAGTACTAAGCTGAGACTTATTGTTGGCGTCGATTATTTGTGTCAGGTACGCATATGAATATGCTGCGCCACCAATCGCAAGGGTAAGACGAGAGATCAGAGCAAGAATGCCAGTGATCGGATTGGAGAGTAGAGCTGCGCTTAAGCCCAACAATTGGAGCGTCAGTCTACTGATAGCAAGGGTTAGGGTCACAACCAACCCAATAAGGGTAGGCGAGAAGGTAGCCAAGAACGCGCCGCCAATTGCACCTACGACTGCAATGATCTGGCCAGAGTTATTAGTAAAGAAGTCGATACCAGCCGTCATCTTATTAAGGACGTTGGTGTACGCCTGGGAGATCCCAACCTGCTTGTCGATGGTGTCGATCGCCCTGATCCGGGCATTATTCAGTCTATTCTCGGCAGCCGCAATCGTATCGATCCTTACGGAGGTATCGATGTTGAAGCGTTCTTTCAACTTCTGTGCAAATTTTACAAGGGCGCTAGCTCCGACCTCTCCCTTCCTAAGCATTTCATCCAACTTAACGGTCGTTACCCCCAACGCATCCGCCATGATCTTAAAGGCACCAGGCAAACGATCGCCTAACTGACCGCGCAATTCTTCCGCGGTGACCCGCCCTTTAGACATGATTTGCTGGATTGCTCGTAACGTCCCTTCTGTATCAGTAATACTCAAGCCCAGTTTGGAGCTGGCAAATGTGACCGCCTCGAAAATCTCCCGAGTTCGTTCACCTTCTAAGTTGGTATCCTTAGAGGCGGCAGCGATCTGAGAATACTGCTTCGCAAGCTCTGCGAAGCCTGCACCAGCTCTATTGGAGAGCTCGTATAGGTATCTCATTTCTGTCGCGGCGATCGTCTGACTCCCTGAGACCGCATACAGAGTCTGCTGGACTTGCTGGAGTGCTTTCTCCACTTCTATAGTGGCGGTGGCGAGCTTAAAGAAGGAGTAGATACCAGCAGCGACACCGGCTACCATCCCCGCTAAGATAACCGAGAATCTCCCGGCAAGAGTACTTAACACCGAGATACGGGTAGCTACTCCACTAAGGGGACCTGCGACGAGGGTGGCAGTCGAGGATAAAGTACGGAGCGCCTCGACCATGCCATTGACTTGACGGATCTGCTGTCCACCCGGACCAATCGCAGCGCCTCCCTGCTGGCGACTGATAGCGGCTTGGGTAGCTTGAGGGTTTCGAGCAGCGGCATTAGCGCCAGTGAAGGCTCGTATCGTCTGTTGACCAAACGTGGCGGCTTGTTGTGCAGCGGCGTTTAACGAAGAGCCAAACTGACGAACCTGACCAATCGCATTCGTGAGCGTACTGGTGTTAGGTATCAAACCGAAGAAGATGTTACCAAGGTTGATAGCCATCTACCGTCGCCTCCTGCTCGGCTCGTTACGGATCTTGAGAAACGCAACCCACCGAGAAAACTCTTCCAGGTCCATCATCTCTACTTCTTCGAGCGGCCTACCTAACTCGAAGGCAACGTTATACAAAAGAAAGGTACTGGGGTGGTCCCTTAGGTACCTTTCTTGTCGAGAAAATTTACCTCCGATAACTCCTGGATAGCTTCTGAAAGACGCACGAAGTCCGCTCCGAACGGTAACTGTCGTAGCCCATCGTGATCGGCATCTTCGAAGATGTGCTCGTCAGTCCCTGGAATGAAGGCCTGTCGAACCAAGACATCCGTCAGAGCTTTCTGGCGGTTCTCCTCGGTCTGCGCATCAATAATCTCGCCGAGTAATGGCTGGCGTAGCTCAATCTGCGCGCCGAAGAACTCGATCACCTTGCTTTTAGGCTGCTTGGTCGAGAAGATGGTGGAGCGAAGCAGATCACGCTTGCTCATATTCAAGGTTTCAGTCATAAGAGCCTCCCAGCTCGAGTACTACCCACACTATTATGGGTGGACTACGGGTGCGTTGCAGCCCTGGAACTTGACTGCAAAGTCGTTCATGTTCTCCAGACCTCCTGAGAGCGACACATCCACGACGACTGCGTCGCCCTTGACGCCGGTAGTACCATCGTGAAGGTAATTGACGTCGACGAGAGCGGTACCAGCCCAGGCTGTAAGAGCCTTCTGAATGGCGACGGAGAGTGTCGTCGTTGCATCGTGCAACCACCTGAAAGGTAGCAACACATTCGCTTGATCGGGAACGGCGAGGGTAAAGTTGAGGGTCTCCTCCTCCAGCGCTCCGACGTCGCCGGAAGATCCCGTGACCATCGCTTTGAAGAAGCCTCGAGCTACGCTCTTCCCGACACCATCTGGATTGATCTCCACAATCAGCTCGGCGCGGGTGGTGAGGAGTGTTCGGAAGTCGTTTGCGGTGGCGAACACACCCTTGAGCCCGAGCTGAACGGTGCGGAGGCCGACCTCGTATGTCCGGAAGCCGTTGTTACCTTGCGCGATGCCGAAGTCGGTATTCTCGATTGCGGCCATCGTCTGCGTGAGATCGAACGACTGCGCCTTACCGATCTGCGTCATCGGGAAATATGCACCGGTAACCGTGATGGGAGTGGTAGGGGTGTAGCTTGGTGTGAAGGTCACCTGACCGAAGAGCCAGTTGATCTCCAGAATGTTCGACGCATTCACCAAGACTGCGTTATCGAAGACGTTCGTGGTGACCGATCGATTCCAGACGTTCTTCGTGGCGTTGGTGATCTTGTACGTTTTGCCGGAGACCAACGACATTGCTTCAACGGAGAAAGGCGTAGAGGTGCCACTCTTCAGGAGCTTCGCCACGTAGCCGGCGAACCCTTTGTAGACGCCGTTTGCAGTGACCATCCAGCCGATCAGACCGGTTTGACCGCTCTGATAGTCTTGACCGAAGATGGTGT